GGCTCCTCAACCACAAGGTGGCGCTCGTAAGAGATCGTTTTGTGCTAGGATGTCTGGTATGCCTGGTCCTATGAAAGATGAAAAAGGTAGACCTACTCGTAAGGCTGCTTCTTTAAAAAGGTGGAAATGCTAATGACAAAATATTTTGAAAATATAGATGAACATACTAAACATTTAATAGATGGGGTTTCGGTGGCAACGGTTATGGGGACATTAATGAGCTGGTTACCAGCAATCGCAGCACTCTTCACTATTATATGGACAGCTATTCGTATCTATGAAACTAAAACTATACAAGGTTGGTTAAAAAAAGGTAAGTAATATGAAAGCATTTATAGATAAAATATTTAAGGCTAAAAAACAAAAGGAACTATTAGATGACATTGTTAATACAAAAGTTATTGAAGAAAACAAAGAAATACTTAGCAAACAAATTGAAACAAGTATTAAAGAAAAAGTAACACAAGATGCAGTAAAAGAAATAATTGAAGAAGTAAAAGAAGATATTAAAAAAGAAACTAAAGTAGAAGTTCAACACAATCTAAAATCCAGATACAAAGGTTAATTAAATGCCAAGTAAATCTAAGAAACAACATAATTTAATGGCAGCTGTAGCTAACAACCCAGCCTTCGCTAAGAAAGTTGGTATATCAAAATCAATAGGAGAAGAGTTTATGAAAGCAGATAAAGGCAAGAAGTTCGGATCAGGCGGAGCACTTAAAGCAGTTGACTCAAGTGACAATCCTGGATTATCAAAATTACCAACGGAGGTTAGAAATAAAATGGGCTACATGAAAAAAGGCGGAATGGCAAAAAAGAAAATGAAAATGGGTGGCATGGCTTATAAAGAAGGTGGCAAGGCAGACATGGCTCAAGATAAAAAGACAGTTAAAAAAGCTGTAGGCATGCATGAGAAACAACTTCATGGCGGTAAGAAGTCAGACTTAGCTGCTCTTAAAAAAGGCGGTATGGCTAAGAAAATGGCTAAAGGCGGCGGCATTGAAGTTCGTGGTAAAACAAAAGGCAAGATGTGCTAAGGAGCTAACATGGCTAAGAAAATTAAAAAATACGCTGATGGCGGAGAAACAATGAGTGATGTATTGTCTGGTAATTTTCCAGCAGCTCGCCGTTTTAAAGAAGGCTATGAGCAAATGCCTGAAGCGTTAAAGGATCCTATGTTAGGATTAAGCGTTGGTAAAGGATCTAGCTTATTACAAAAACAAATTGGAAGGCTTGAAGATACGATTGCAAATAATCCTGATAGAATTGCTGGAGGAGCTGAAGCGGGTAAAGCTAGATTACAACAGTTAAAAGACGCAGCAGAGAAATATAGTGAAAATCGCCAACAAATGGGAAGAGCAGAAGCGATGAAAACTAAATCAGCACATCTTATAAATAAATCATATAAAAAAGGTGGTACAGTTAAATCATCTTCGGCTTCTAAACGTGCAGATGGCTGTGCTACTAAAGGTAAAACAAGAGGAAGGATTGTATAATGGCTACCCCACAAGAATTACTTGATGAACAAAAACAAAAAGACTTAGATGCTAAAGTAGATCAAGCAGCTAAAGATGTAAAAACTCGGGATACAAAAGAAAACGAAGAGGCTGTTAAAGCTATGAAAGCTATCCCTAAAAAGATAGTAGATACAGTAAAAAAAGTTTTTAAATCAGGCGGTTCAGTTTCATCAGCTTCTAAACGTGCTGATGGTATCGCCGTAAAAGGCAAAACTAGAGGAAAGATCTGCTAATGAGACCTTCACGCGGTATGGGTGCAATTAAAAAGACTAAGATACCTGGTGCTACTAAGAACACTATGCCTAAAGGCGTGGTTAAAAAACGTCGTGATAACACAGACTTTACTCAGTTTAAAGAAGGTGGCACAGTAAACAAAGCTGGTAACTACACAAAGCCAAGTTTGAGAAAAAGAATTGTGTCACAAGTTAAAGCTGCTGCAACACACGGTACAGGCGCCGGTCAATGGTCAGCTCGCAAAGCACAACTCGTTGCTAAGAAATACAAAGCTGCAGGCGGTGGTTACAAGTGAGTGCATTAGCTAAACCGCAACGTTCACTAAAAGCATGGGGTGAACAAAAGTGGAGAACTAAGTCTGGTAAAAAGTCTAGTGAGACAGGCGAAAGATATCTACCTGAAAAGGCTATTAAATCATTAAGCTCACAAGAGTATGCAGCAACAACAAAAGCAAAAAGAGCAGGTAAAGCTAAAGGCAAACAGTTTGTAGCTCAACCTAAATCTATTAAACAAAAAGTAAAACCTTTTAGAAAAATATAATCATGGTAGATAGAACCACAGGGACCACGAGTTTTAATTTAGATCTAAACAATCTTGTTGAAGATGCATTTGAACGATGTGGACAAGAACTGCGTACTGGGTATGATCTACGTACTGCACGACGTTCATTAAATCTAATGACGATTGAATGGGCTAACCGCGGTATTAATATGTGGACTGTAGAACCCGGTCAAATTACGTTAAATCAAAACCAGATTATGTATGCATTACCTACTGACACGATTGATCTTCTTGACATGGTGACTAGAACCGGTACAGGATCAAACCAACAAGACATTAATATTAATCGTATCAGCGAGTCAACCTATATTACAATACCTAACAAGAATGCAACAGGACGTCCTATCCAAGTGTGGATTAATAGACAAAGTGGTCAAGAGAACCCTACTACAATAGTAACAGCTGAAGCGTTAGATGCTACAGAAACAACGATTACTTTATCTTCTACTGTAGGCTTAGCACAGTTTGGGTTTATTAAAGTTGATAACGAAACCATTCAGTATGGTGGTATAAGCGGTAATGACTTAGTAGACTGCGTACGAGGGGTTAACTATACGACTGCGGCAACACACTTAACAGCTACTAAAATTTATGTACAAAACTTACCTACAGTGAATGTATGGCCAGCACCCGATCAAAATAATTTTTATACTTTTGTATACTATAGATTAAGACGCATACAAGATGCAGGTAATGGTTTGACCGTAGAAGATATTCCGTTTAGATTTATTCCTTGCATGGTGGCAGGGTTAGCTTCGTATTTAGCAATGAAGTTACCTAATATAGACCCTAATAGAATAGCCATGCTAAGAGCAGACTATGAAGCAGCGTTCCAACTTGCCGCGGATGAAGATCGTGAAAAAGCAAGTGTTAGGTTTGTACCTAGGGACATGAGTTATATTAGATAAAATGAAAATAATAAAAAGATTTGAGGCGATTGCTTTAGGTTTAACACATTATTTTACAGGTAAACCTTGTATACATGGACACATAGAGCAACGAAGAGTTAATGATAGAATTTGCATGCAATGTACTAGAGACTTTCATAAAAAAATAAGAGAAACGTTTCCAGTAGCTCATAGTGCCAAAAAGAAAGCTAGTTATGAAAGAACTAAAGAAAAACATCTAGTTCAAAAAAGAATTTATAGACAAGCTAATAAAGCAAAAGTTAATGCCCTTGCTAAAGCTTATAAAGTAAGAAAGAAAAATAGAATTCCTAAATGGGTTGATAAAGATCATATGTGGCTAATTAAAGAAGCCTATGAGTTAGCTCAATTAAGAACAAAACATTTTGGGTTTCCTTGGCATGTAGATCATATAGTTCCTATACAAGGCAAATTAGTTTCAGGGTTACACGTAATAGAAAATTTACAAGTAATACCTGGTATAGAAAATATAAAGAAAAAGAATAAATTTGAGATAGATTATGCCAACTAAATTTGCAAGTGCCAAGAACTCGATAGCCCAGTGTGATCGCTGTGGATTTAGATATAAGTTAAAACAACTTAAAACATTGGTTATTAAGACCAAAAATGTTAATATACTTGTATGTCCTGAGTGCTGGGAAAATGATCAGCCACAGTTAAGTCTTGGTCTATATCCAGTGAACGACCCGCAGGCAGTGCGTAATCCAAGACCTGATAGTCCTGGTTATTTTCAATCAGGTTTAACTGGAATACAAGTAATACCTGGCACAGGCAATGATGTCGATCAAACAGGCGTACCCTCAGGAGGTAGTCGAGTGTTTCAGTGGGGTTATAATCCTGTAGGCGGTGCTAGTTTTTTTGATGCACCATTAACACCTAATGACTTAGTAGGAACAAGTGCACTAGGTTCAGTAACAGTAACAATATCTTAAGGAGAAACAAAATGGCTTATAAATCAGGTGCTGATGGTATTACTAAACAAGGTAAAACTAAAGGCAAAAATTTAGGTAATGACGGCGCTTCAGTAGGAATTAAAAAAGGTCCTATACACGCGGGTTCTAAAGGTGGTAAAACTAATGCTGATATGAAAAGTATGGGCAGAGGTTTAGCTAAAATTGCAGCACAGAAAAAAGGATAATTATCATGGCAGAATATAAACAACCTATTATTGTACCCAATGCAGAAATTTATTTAACGCAAGATCCTAATAAGTTATCAGCACAACAATTAGTTAAAGGCACAGGCACACCACGTGTAAGCGCAGGCGATCCTGGTTCTAATGTGATTAATAAAAACGGTGAAACACAGATCCGTGGTTGTGGCGCAGCTACTAAAGGCACAAAAGCTAGAGGCCCGATGGCGTAATCATGGCTTTAAATTATTCTCAGCTTGTTGTTCAAATACAGGACTACACAGAAAATACGTTTACAACAGTGGATATAAATAACTTTATCCGCCAAGCAGAACAACGTATTTACAATACTGTACAACTTCCTGCGTTAAGAAAAAACGTAACAGGGGTACTAGGTTCTGGGAATAAGTATTTAGCAATGCCCGCTGATTGGTTGGCTACGTTTAGCTTAGCTGTTATTAATGCTGCTAACGAGTATACCTATCTTTTAAACAAAGACGTAAATTTTATTAGGCAATCGTTTCCTGATACGGATTCAGATTTTTTTGGTCAACCTCAATACTATGCTGTATTTGATAACACTACGTTTATTGTAGGCCCTACACCCGATGCTGGCTATGCCGCAGAACTTCATTACTTCTATTATCCTGA